TAACAAACTTTCAACCAGTGATCACACCGAGTCCTATGAATGCAGATCCTGGACTTGTTATTACATTAACAGGAGCAGGGTCTGTGACTGGATTTCCTGGTGCGACTTTAAATGGTACGTATTTTGGAAATCAGGTTGCGACATTAACTGTAACTGGGACATATACTGACTATATGTTTCCTAATAAGGAGTTTGTGTATCGTAATGATACAACTGGTTATACTACTAGTCACACCCAGGCAACTGATGTAGGGAGTATCTATGAGGAGGAGAGTCAAAGTAATCAACCGTATGAGGCAAATTACTTTACATTAAATCAAAAGACAGCGTTAAACTACACGACTGCTCTGAATCCAGTGGATGGTACACCCGTTGCAGGACTTGCACCGAATGGTATGATTGGTGAGATTGTAGCACCAAATCATTATATCAAGTATGAACCTGATCCTAGGTTTATGGTAATTGCTACTTATACGGTATCCATTACCAGTTCTTGCAATATTGGTGCAGGAACCTTCCCTATCACTCAGATCGTTTATGATGATAAGGACATTGCTGCCAAGATGTTCATGCAGCAAGTGAAAGGGCAGGTAAATAGAACTGTAGATCCAAAGGCAAGTAAACTATTATGAAAGGATGTACTTACATCGGTGCGCTCTCAACAGGGCATATTTGCTATCCTCCGAGTGCTCTTACTCAAGGATCAGCAAACATTTACGTAAATTTCATACCTGCAGGGCGCATTGGCGATAAATTTGCGCCACATGCGTGCCCCTGTAGCAATTGCCCACCGCCACACACGGTAAGACCCATTTCACAAGGACCCAAAAATGTGTATTTCAACATGAGACCACCTGGGAGGATTGGGGATTTCATCGCTTGTGGTGATAAAATTGCTCAAGGGTCCTACAATGTCTTTGCAGGAACCTTCTAAAACCCCTTGACAGGCGGGGAAATGCCTGTTATACTACTGTTGTTCACAAAAAAATCTTGAATTATGGCTGCTAAATCGAAAGTTGGACTGGCTCGCGTCGAATTTCAACCTGGACCTCCGAAAAAAACTCGCCAGGGGCGCTCTAAGCACACTCTTTTGAGCGCAACTGCTCGTAATGGACGTAAAAAGCGTTATCGTGGGCAAGGTCGCTGATGAAAGACCTACTCTTTATCTCTCAAGATAAGGAAATGGCGCTCATCCAGGAGATGACGTACCGTATCAAGAGGGCAAATCTCGATATTCACCCCTCTGATACGTGCTTTTTGTGCGTCTCTCCTGATTATTCTGGTATTGTAACCCAGCATCTCTCCCATTCACTGTCCGTGGATGGGGAGATTTTTCATATAGAAGCGGTAAATGTGCCATTTCCTGACGAAAACCCCCTCAAGTATCAGGTAGATTTTGAACTAAACTATGCTGAGTGGTTATTAGATTGGAAAAAATTCGTTCTTATTGAAGCAGGAGTGATCCGTGGTGGTAATTACACCTGGATTACCCAGACAATGGAGAAATTCATGGAGGGTAATTACTATACTGTTGCCCTATGTGAGAACATTGGAAGCACATTTAAGAGTGATTTCGTCTCCCTTTACTATCAAGATAGTCAAATAGACCTTCATTTTTGGTGGGAACAACCCAATAACCATTGGCAATAAATAAATTTGGAGATAGCAACCTCCCAAAAAGTTCTGGAAACAGATTTTTGGAGGAAAAAATGGCAAATTATCCAAATCCAGATTATGATCCTGTTCAAATGGAGGCAGAATTCGGCACAAAATGCCTAATTACCAATCCAGTTGCTGATTATTACCTTAAAAAAGCATCAAAACCGAAAAATAACCCCCCAAAAGACCGACTTTCTCGACCATGTGGTGGAAAGGGGGGTTTTGACGACTATGCTGAGTGGTTAACCTGATATATAAAATATAAAACCAAGTAAAATGGCAACAGTATCCAAAAAATTTGTTGATCTGAACCCTAATTTTGAGAAAAATCCCCTGACTGGGGACTTACCTCTTCTTAAAAATGTAGATGCCATCAAACAATCGGTAAAGCACATCGTTTTGACTGCCCGTGGTGAACGACCATTTCGCCCATTTTTTGGTAGTACTGCAAGTTCAGCACTTTTTGACAATTTTGACATTGTTGTTAGTGACACTATCACCGTTGCTATTGAAGATGCTCTACGTGCATATGAACCTAGAGTTGAAGTATTAGAAGTTATCTTCGTTGACGACATTGATAATAACTCTCTGGACGTAACTATCGAATATAGAATTGTTGGGATACCACTTGATCCACAGTCACTTAATCTTATCTTAGAAAGGGTATAATGGCATTTAACCAAGTAACAAATCTAGATTTTGAGGATATTAAGACAAGTTTAAAGGAGTACCTACGTGCTTCTGAAACTTTTACTGACTACAATTTTGAAGGTTCGGTATTATCTCAACTTCTGGATGTTTTAGCGTATAATACTTACTATTCTGCAGTTAACGCTAACCTTGTTGCTAATGAGGTGTTCTTTGATAGTGCATCTATCAGAGAGAATGTCGTTTCACTTGCAAAATTGATCGGATATACTCCTAGATCAGCAAAAGCAGCAAAAGCGACTATCACAGTCGATATAGAAGTCCCCCCATCGATCCCTGTATTGACCCTGAAGAAGGGTGTAGCGTTTACTGGGTCCAACGGTGAGGGGACTTTTGTATTTTCGCTTCTAGACGATACTACAAGAGAAGCATACATCGACGTAAACGGTGTCAGGAAGATTACTTTCAGTCAATTAGAAGTTTATCAAGGAAATATCTTAAATATCAGTTACGTTGTTGATACATCAACAAAACAAAAGTTTATCATTCCTAATGAGAATGCTGATGTAGGAACTTTGAGAGTTATTGTTGATGAAATTAATAACGACATCCCACAAACGTATAGAACTGTAAGAGACATCACCGAAATTGGTGCTGCTGATAAAGTATACTTCTTACAAGAGACCAAAACTGAGAGATATGAAGTTATTTTTGGTGATGACGTTTTTGGACGTAAATTAAAGAATAAAGATATCATCACTATGGAGTATTTGGTCACTAATATGGATAGTGGCAATGAATGTAGTGAATTTAACTTTGTAGGAACATTACAATATAACAATACTGTAATTACAGACGTAAATCCAGTAATTACCACAAATATTTCTTCTGTTGAAGGAGCACAACCTGAAAGTATCAGTTCTATCAAGTATCTTGCTCCTAGATTCTATGCATCTCAGAAGAGAGCAGTCACTGTAAGAGATTATGAGACCCTTGTAGCAGATCTATATCCTAATCTTGACTCATTATCAGTATTTGGTGGAGAAGATGCTGAACCACCTCAGTATGGTAAAGTATTCATCGTTGCAAAACCAGTAGGAGCAGAAAAACTTACTACTACAGGTAAGCAAGAACTTCAAAAGTCGATCAAGAACTATAGCGTACTTTCTGTTGTTCCTGAAATTCTTGATCCATCATACGTTTACCTAGAATTTGATTCTTATGTTTATTATGATGCCAATAGAACTCGTAGGTCTTCTACACAGGTAAATGAACTGGTCAAGAAAACTATTTTTAACTTTGGATCGTCTAAAGACATTAACAGATTCAATGGTAAATTCAAATACAGTAAATTAGTAGCAGAAATTGATGATTCTGATCCTGGTATTACCTCAAACATTACCAGAGTTCGTTTGAGAAAGAATTTACAAGTTCTTTCTAATATTTTTGCTTCGTATCAAGTTTGCTATGGTAATAGAATTTCATCAAACACTGATGTAATCTCTTCTGGGTTTAAAATTACAGGAGAAAATACAAATTATACATTCTACTTTGAAAAAGTTTCTAATAGTAATACTCTTGCTATTTTCCGTTATGATGGAAGTGAGAAGAGGTATTACAGCAAGAACATTGGGTTTATTGACTATGAAAGAGGCGAAATAAATATTAGTGCGATTAATGTAAACAGAACAGTAGACGGTACAGGTTATATTAAGTTTTCTGTTATCCCTGCGTCTAACGATATTGTTGCATTACGTGATTTGTATATTACAATCGCACAGGAAGATGTTAAAGTCACTACTATTGTTGACCAATTATCATCTTCATCGAGAACATCAGGTGTAGGTCAAATTCCAGTATCTAGTTAGATATGTTAAACGATTTAAAAGTATCGTCTTGTATTAGAGGTCAAATTCCTCAATACTATCCGAACGAGTATCCAAATTTAGTTAATTTTTTAAAAGATTACTATAAATTTTTAGAAGTCAATAGTAATCCTTTAGATTTAATTAATAGCACGTTAGATCTGGTAGATATTGACACGTATAGTGGGGTAGATCTTACTGCAACATTAACTGCTCCCGTATTACAGGGACAGAGTGAGATCACTGTGCTTGACTATGTTGAATTTCCAAAAAATGATGGATTACTTAAAATCAACGACGAAGTAATCCTGTATAAGACCAGAGAGCACGTTTTAGATGGTGAGACAAAACTCACGGTCTTTAAAGAGTGTAAGCGTGGATTTACTTATAATGATTTAGACATTGATACTGGATTTACTGCAAATATTTCAACGATTGATGTATCCCATAGTGTTACCTCAGTTGTATACAACCAATCATATGCTTATGTTCTTTATTTCTTAGAGAAACTCAGAGCACAGTATCTTTCTGATTTTCCTAAGAATATCTTAGCAGATAATCTCAATAATGTCAACTTTAACCTTCTCCTCAAGAGAATTAAGGATTTCTACTTATCTAAGGGAACTCCTAGTGGCATTGACTTCTACTTTAAGTTCCTTTTCCAGAAGCAACCACAATTACTGAATTATAATGAATATTTGATGGCACCTTCTGATGCCATCTATCAAAGTAAGAATATTGTACGTATTCAGACCTTAGATGATTATTACATTCCTGAACTTAGTGGAAACTCATTAATTCAGTTAAATACTGAATATCCAGTACAAACTACTGAAAACGTTTATACATTTGCAAGTCAAGTATATGAAGCAGAGATTGCAAATGCAGAAACTATTGTACCCACAAATTTCACTATTATTACTGCACAAATTCAAGAGAATAAACTGTATGTAGATTCTACGTATGGATTTGCAAATAGTGGATTTCTTAGAATCAATAATAGTATTGTAGAATATTCAGACAAAGAAGAGAATTATTTTGTTATTGATAATTTACCAGAATATTATGCAGTAAGTGATAAAGTGTATGAAGGTAGAACACTTGCTACTGTTAAAGATAGACCAGATTCGTATTTTGTAATTTATGCTGGCGTTTTGGGATTTGAAATTGATAAGAACTACACTTATTACCAAAAAGGTGATTTTGGATTTGTAAGTGATGTTATTGAAGAAACTGATCTATTGGTTTCTGGTTGGCAATTCAATGATGTATTGCCTGTAGAGTTAAGATATGATTATCTTCCAGGTATAACATCAGCATATACTGATGAAGATGCAGTTTATCTGTATACATCTGGATTGCCTTATTATGATATTGCACCCTCTACAACTCTTAACAATAAAAATGTTTTAATTGAAGATGCTAGAATTTTAAAGAAAATTCCTAGAACATTTAAAAAGACATCAGAAGGTTTTAGATTTTCTACTCAACCTAACAGTCCTGTAGGATTTCTTCGTGATGGCACTGTAATTTACAATTGGAAGAGTTCTACTACTTTTATTAGAGGTGGTGTAAAGCGTATTGATATTGTTGATGGTGGAGATAACTATAACGTCAACAATCCACCAACTCTTTCTATCGATTCTCCATTAGATAATTCTGGGACAGGTGCTAGTGCTTCGTTAATTGTAAATGGTGGCGTTAAAGAAGTTTATGTATTAGATAGTGGACAAGGTTATCCAAGTAACACATTAGTTACTCTTGAGAAAGATCCTACTGATAATGTTTACACTGGAGAAAACTTTAGACCAGCAACACTTCAAGCAATTGTTGTAAAAGGTAAAATTTCTAAAATTAGAGTTGTCGATCCAGGATTTGGATACACAAAACAACCTACTATATCAATTTCCCCATCCTACAACATCACTAGAAATCAACTGCCAGTGGGCACCACAGTGCCCTTCGATGCCGTTGTAGATCTGTTTGTAGGTGGACCTATCGGACAGGTCGTTATTGACGATCCAGGGTCATTCTACGATAGGGATCCAAACTATGAGGTATCATATGGTGTTGCTGCATCTGCCTCAATTACTATTGAAAATGGTCGTATTGTAGAAGCACAGGTAGTTAATGCTGGTAATGGTTATAATTCATCTCCTATCGTTGAAGTAGTAGATGAATCTGGGCAAGGATTTGGTGGTAGAATTTATGCACAATGGAATGCTCAAACTAAATCTATTGATGATTATGTAGTATTGAATGCAGGTATTAATTATTCAAATATCAATACCGTAGCAAAAATCTACGAGTCAGGTAGTGGAGCAATTTTTAATATTTCAGTAGAATCTTGGAATTTAATCAATAATTGGAATACCGCAAATGATTTCTATTATTTTAATAATAATGGTGGATATCTTTATGGCGATAATGTTATTTCTACAGACACAGGTACTAAATTTGGCAAAAAATATTCAGTATTAGGTTTCCCCCGTGAACTTGGATTGACAAATCCACAAACAGGTAAAGTTGAAACGATTGCATTAAATACAAACACAGGACATTCTCCAATTATTGGTTTTGCTCTAGATGGAGCACCTATCTATGGTCCATTTGGATATGAAAATCCATTAGATGCTAATTCTGATGTTATTAGAATGGTATCTGGATATCAAATTAAATCAAATGCAGAAACCCCAGCAATTAGAAATGTTGGAATTTTAGGAACATATACTAAAGGTTCATTCCAAGAAGATTATAAGTGGAATATTAACGTTGCTACGTTAGATAGGCAGAATGGAAGATATTGTATAACACCAGAGTATCCCAATGGTGTATATGCTTACTTTATGACGGTTAATCGTAATAATAAGAGAATTGGATACCCATATTTTATTGGTCCTGAGTTTGCAGGTGAAGTATATGAAGAATTTAACTTCCTTGAGGGTATTAGACCAGAAAATCTCACTAATGTTAAAAGATACCTTTCTCCATACTCAAATTCTGTACCAAAACCATTAGATGTTGGTAAGTTCCAAGTATCTGGAGTTCCAATTTCAGATGATGCTAAAGTAGATAGCGTTTCTGTTATTTCTTCTGGAACTGGTTATAAAATTGGAGATACTGTAACATTTGATGATTCTGATACTGGTGGTTTTGGTGCTGCTGGATTTGTAAGTATTCTTAGAGGAAAACCCGTTACTTCAGTAACTTCTGATTTATATGATCTATTAGAATATAAAGATGAAAATATTCCATTTGGAGTTGGTGCAACAATTAAAACTGCTGATGGATTTACTGCAGACATCTATGCAATTGATCAGATCAATAAAAAAGCGTATTTGGAAAATGTTTCTGGAGATGTACCTGTTAGAGATGAAGTAATTTACGATAATGATCTAACTACACAATTACTCACGTTTACTGAACTGACAGGTGTTGATGTTTCAACTGTGGCGATTGGTACTACCCAACAAACAGCAGCATTAGTAAACAACATCACTCAATCTACAAAATTAATTGAGTTGAAAACTTTTGCTAACTGTACTATTAATGATTTCTTCTCAAATTACAAAAGAATCATTAAAATTAATAATGAATACATGAGAGTGTTGAAGATTGATATTACTAACAATACAGCATTAGTAGAAAGAGGGTATGAATCATTTGTTACATCTCATAGTGCTGATGATCCAATTGTATTATTAGATGAAATTGATGTATTTGATAGTTCTGAATTTTTGATCAACGATATTATTAAAATTGATAATGAAATCTTTAAAGTTGTCAATATTAGAGTAGAAAAGCAGTATGAAGTAGTTGCTACTAAAATTGATGATGGAACTGGAACTCAATTTGGCACTCAATATTACTTGTACCTTAATGGAGTGAAGCAAGAGAATAGTAATGCTCCAATTGGAGTACCATTTGATCAAGCAGTTGTTCAATTGAACAATGATGGAGATATTGAAGATTTAATTTTTGATACCAATATTTACACTTATGCTGCAAACCCCACTGCTGTAATTTCAACATCAGCAACATATCCAACTGAGCAACAATTACTTGCAAATCCAAATTTAATTGTACCAAATACTGATATTAAAGCATCGACTTATAAGCATACTTTGGTTTTGGAGAGACAGGCATATGATAGTATCATTGCAGCACACTATCCAAGAACTTCTGTATATCGTTTGACTTTTGTTAATGCTAGAGTTCAATCGTACTCAACTAATCAAAGATTAGCACGTCTTTCTGTTCAAAATTCAGATATTGTTCTTAATGAGAACATTTCAATTTCTGCTGCTACTGCACAAACAGTAAACTATACAATATCGTATGCTTATAACGGTGGAAATCCAATTTTAACTGGTATTGGAACATCTTTAGTTTTGTATGAAAACTCAAACTACGTTTTTGAATTAGATCCAAGTTCTGATAACATTTTTGTTAATTTCTACACACCATCCAATACCACAACAAAACAGAAAGAGTATTTTGATTTAGATATTGAAAGAGTTTATGATATTAGTGATAATTTAGAAAGATTTACACTTAGACCTAAGGATTATAATCTAACTGAACTAGTAATGAGAATTTCTGGTTCTAATGGATTCCATATTGATGTTAAATTGAATATTACTCCAGAACCCATTAACGGTGACTATATTGTAGTAAATTCCTCACCTTCATTTATTGAAGTACCAGTAGAAACCAATTTATTATTTGAATCTTTATACAATCAAACAAATATTAAGTATACCACCATATCTAAAACTGCTTCTGGTGGTATTGATGTAGTAACTTTATCTTCTGGTGGTTTTGGTTACAACACTGTTCCTAGTATTTCAGGAGTCGAATCTGTTTCTGGAACTGGAGCAATTTTAGAATCAGTATCTAATAATATTGGTTTAATTAATAGTATTGTTGCAGTAAATTCAGGATATGGGTATAATCCAAATCCCGCACTAAAACCAACGTTAGTATTTCCTAGAATTGCAAAAATTAATAGAAACTTTATTGTAAAATCGGTAGCACTTACCAACAAAGGTGAGGGATTCCTCTTTACTCCAAATATTGTCGTTTCTGGTGGTGGACTTGGTTCTGGATCTTCAGATCATGCTGTATTAACTCCAATTATTACAAATGAAGTTTTTAGTGGAGTAAGTGTTGATTTTTCAGGAGTAGGATATAGTACTGCACCAACAATTACAGTTGAAAAATTATTCTTCTGCACAGTTAATGCTAACGGTGAAATTCTGTTTAAATTTAGTTTCAGAAGGTATATTCGAGATGATGATTCATTCATTTTAAGAGCATTCTATAATGATGCCAATGGTGATCTACAATCTGCAGATAGCACTGTCACATTCTATGCAACACTGGGTTCTTCTACCGTTTCTGCAAAACTTTTACCAGGAAGTCAGTTAGCAGTAAATCCAAGAGATTATATTACAACACCAGAAGAACCACTTTACTATCAACTTATTTTAGCAGAGAGAACTGCTGAATTAACTGCAATTGTTGAAAAATCAACTTTCATTGCGGGTGAAAAAGTAATATTTAATGATAATCCTGCATTGTTTGGATTTGTATCCAGGCAGCAAGGATGGCAACCAAATAATTCAATTTTAAGAATTGAGAAAACTAATTATGAGGCAAAAGTCAATGATAGAGTGACTGGTGCAAGTTCTTCTTCTTTTGGTTACATTAGTGAAACATTTGGTGTAGAATGTGATGGAACACTTAATGCACTGATTGAAACACCTAAACAATTCTTGAATTCTAAATCATTCCTTGGGATTAATGCATTAAAAATCCAAGATAGTTTTAGATATCAAAAATATGCTTATGAAATTGGTATCGATGTACCATTTAATAATTGGAAAGATAACTATCAAAAAGCAGCACACCCAACAGGATTTAACCTGTTTGCAAAAACTGCAATTACAAATGCAATCACAGCAAAACCATCAGCAGCAACTACAGTTAAAATTTCAACTGATATTTCATCTGTAGCAAGATTGAAGCAAAAAAATAATTATATTATTGCTAGAAACGCTGGATTTGATGAAGTAGAGGTTATTAATAGATTGCTAACTGACGTTAAAGAATTAAAATCTTCAGTAGTTGCTACTTTTGAAGATTTTTCAAGTCAGTTTGATGGAGTAAAGAGCACTTTTGAGTTAAAAATCTTAGATCCAATTACACAAACTTATTTGGAAAATGATCAGTACGATATTGATCAAATGGTAGTATCCCTTGATAATATTATTCAATCATATGGAACATCTTGGACAGTTATTGACTCTAGCAAAGAGTTTAATTTTACTTCAGTTCAGCAAGCTGGAGAATTACTTCCTTCTGGTGAAATTTTAACATATAGACAATTCAATGAAGATGCTGTAATTTATAACTACGCAGAAACTTCAACTAGTGTAACTGATACATTTACTATCAGACAGCAAGATACTAATCTATTCCCTGGATCAGTATATGCTCCGATTGTTGCAGAAAAATGGTTAGTATTTGTAGATGGTGTTCATCAACAAGCATCTTCTTATACGTTAACTACAGATACTATCACATTCTCTGAAGATATTTCTACAGATTCTCAAATTTCAGTTCGTTATATTAGTTCGTTGCTTGCGAACGATTTTACTTCTGGATCAGTAACTTCTGGTGTTGCAGTTGCTTTGTCTAACAAACCAAGTATTACATCTAAAGAAAGTTATTTTGTCTTTGTTGATGGTATGCTACTGTCAACTAGTGATTATGAATTAGATTCAAATAATAACGTGGTATTTAATTATGGATTTACTTATGATTCATTATCTGTATGCATTGACAGTTTGGGTGTTTCACTTGATTCTTCAACCCATGTATTAATTGAAAACCTGTATCGTTATAAGATTGAAGATGGATCTACGGAAATCCCAGCTGGATTTAGTTTAAATCCAGAAGATTATATTGTTGATATCGCTGGTATTATTCAAACTCCATTTATTGCGTACAGTTCTGCTACTAGTGGAGTCAGACAAATATTATTCAATGAACCACCTCAAAGATATGTGGATCCAGATAGAGTCAGTGGAAGGCAATTTATTGGATTGTTGTATCAAAGAGAAGATGCTGCAGGAGTGACATCAACACCAAACTTCCAGTTTGATGATGTTAGTAGAAACATAATTCATCTTAAAGATAATCCACAAGATTTTATAATTGGAGATTATGTAAATACGTCCACATCATCAGCAGCGATTGTTGAAAAATCGGTTTCAACAAATAGAAAAGTTGTTGAAACTGGTTATAGTGGGTCAGTTGCATCTTCTGCAACATTTGATATTATTGTTTCTGATATCAAACGTCTCTATGTTGGTGATAGAGTTAAATTTAATAGTGCCTTTGGTATGACCAGTATTCTTGATAATGAATTAGAGATTAGTGCAATTGACAGATTAACTAAAACCGTAACTATTACAAATATTTCACCATCTACGTTAACAATCTCTATTCAGCAAGATACTTCTATCAGATTTAATAGAATTTACCTTGTAGTAGATCAATTAGAAACAACAGTACCAGATAGAGATGATGCTTTTGTTGCAAACGATACCTTATTGTCTGGATTTATTTCTTCACAAAAAACAGGCATTACTACAATTGCTAATGAACCATTTGGTATCCTTGATGTTGACACTGAAATTACTGTAAATAATGCTTCGGTATTTGCACAGAATGATTACGTCCTTCTCAATAATAGTGAAGTAGTTAAGATTACTAATATCGTTTCAAATACTCTTACCATAGTTCGTTCTCAGTTAAAAACTGAAGCATCTCTTTCTTATGGCAATGGAATTACTGTTGAGAAAATTATTCCACAAGAAGTCACAGTATCTCAGTTCTTTAGAGGATTTGACGGGGATAAAACTACCTTTGTCTTAGCAGAACAGGAGCAACCAGTTTTCATTGAGGCAAACAAAGACCTATTCATTATTGTCAATGGAGTACTTCAAATTCGTGGATCTTCTTATCAATTAAATGAAGTTGGTGGTCCATCTCCATACACTGAAATAGTGTTCTTTGAACCACCACAGGCAAGAACTCCCTTTAATGCGTTCTATGTTGGTGAAACTATTGCTATTCAAGATATTTCACCTCAATTTAATGGTGTTGATACTTTATTTGATTTAAGAAGTACGACTGGAGAGATCTTTAGTTTACTTGTTCAAAACTACCCAGATATTAATGTATCTGCTAACCTACTTCTGTTTATTGATGGTGTATATCAAATTCCATCAAGTAACTTAGGTGATGGTGTTCAATCTTATCCAGATTCGGTTTCAGCATTCCAATTATTAGGTAGTTCTATTGAATTTACTTCAGCACCAAGATCTGGATCTAGTTTTGAAGGTTATATCTTTGTTGGTTCTTCTAATGACTATAAGAGTACTGATATTGATGCTACCATTGAAGATGGTGATATTATCATTCAAAGTAATGAAATTTCACCTAGAAAGATCTTTAACATTACAAGTGCCACAAAAATGTCAGTCAATACATCATCTGGAGTAATTGATACAACTCCAAATGCTGGTATTGAAATTGCTGCAGGTGACTATGGATGGTGGAAAACAGATGTACTTAAAGTTACTAGAATTAGAGAATCTTTACGTGCAAGAAGAACAATTCCTTCTACTATAATTGGATTTGGTGGATCTTCACCATACCCACTTTCTGGGAAAACTCTTTACACAATTTCCCTACAAACTATTGAACTTGACGATCTTTCCTCAGATTTACCACAATCTCCAGATGACGATAGTAATTTGATTAGTTTTATTCTTCCTGCAACTGCCAACTTCCCAGAAAGAGCAATCAACGCTACATATACAACTTATGTACCTAGATTAACATCATCTTCTGGTTCTGATGAACTTCAAGGTGTAAAAGTTGGATTTGATCTTCCATTTAATCAGATTCTGAAATTATCTGGAGCATCTGCAGAAACATTTGAAGATCCTTCATTTGTAGGTTGGGGTGTCAAACCATACATTCAAATTACTTATGGTGCAGGAAAAACTGCTAGCATTGTAAATTGGGATATTACGAATCAAATTATTTACTTGTATCTCGATGATCCATTAACACCATTAACAACGGCAGATACACTTGAAGGATATACTATTACTGATGATTCATTAGTCAATGAATATCAAACATTGCAAATTGGTGACAAGTCGATATATAATTTCTAGTCCTATAAATAAAAAGAAAACCTACTTTAAAAAATGGCGGCTATTCTAACTGATAGATTTAGGGTTCTCCTTGCTAGGCAATTTAGGGAGATTATTGAGAGTGGGGAAGCAAATTCCCCCAGCAGCCCTTCGGTATGGTTGTTTTTTGCAAAGGCAAAGCAATGGGATGTAATTACTGACCCTGATGATCCTGTTGATAATCAGGATGCTGCTTTTGGAATTTATGATCAAATCATTGGATTGAAGCGCATTCCTTCATCAGAAATGCGTCCAGTTATTAGAAACAACAAGTGGACTACTGGAATTACGTATGATATCTACCGTCACGATTATGGTAATATTAAGTCCGAAAATGGAAGTATTGTAACTTATATTCAAACCCCAACTGCTGAACAGCATTTATATGAAACTAATTACTATGTTGTAAATTCAGAGTATAGGGTTTATAAGTGCTTAAAGAATAATAATAACCAACCATCAACTATTGAACCATTTTCTACAAGTAATGCTCCATTTACTTTAGCAGATGGATACATGTGGAAATACGTGTATACGATTAATGCAAATGACTTTGAAAAATTTAAAACCGATGAATATATTCCAATTCCATCAGATCTAAGTGTTGTAGAAAATAACAAAATTATTGCGACCAATAGTGAAAGTAATCCTGGGTATGGTGGTGCAGTATATAACGTTTTAATTGATGCTGCTGGATCTGGATATCAAGTTGGACAAGAATTTGATATTATTGGTGATGGAGCAAATGGAACAGTTAGAGTTACGTCAATTTCTGAAAATGGTGGCATTACTTCGATTGCTGTGTTGAATCCTGGCGTAGGATATACCTACGGTCAAATTAACACTACCACTGGTACAAATGCAATTCTAACGCCAATCATTTCCCCCAAAGAAGGTATTGCAGTTGACATTGGATTAGAACTTGGTGCATACAGATTAGCACTTCATACAAAATTAGAAAATAGTGATTTTGTATTTGGTAATGATTTTAGTGTTGTTGGTCTTATTTGGTCCCCATCAATTAGTGCTGCTGGAGATTCATTAGCGATTGGTACAAAGCAATTAGTTCTTAGTGGACCACTTGCATCTGCACCAGAAGTGTATCATGATGCCCAAATTGAAGTTCAAGGTGGTGGTGGCGCTACTGGTAGAATTGTTCACTATGAAGCATCAAATCTTACAATTTACTATACTCAAGAAAATGAAGTTGGATATGGTATAGATACCTCTGGCAACAAGCAAGATTTTGTACCTGGAGATTTGTGTCAGATTGTTGATAACGGAGAATCATTTACTATCGCATCTGCTTCAGATGCAGTTAAGGACTCAGAACTCACAAGGGGTTCGGGAGAAATCATCTACATAGATAATAGGAATACAATTTCCAGAGCAGAAGATCAGACCGAAGATTTCAAAATTATTCTAGAGTTCTAAAATGCCCCAGTCAACTAATCTGAACACTCCTCCTTATTTTGAGGATTTTGATCCAAACAAGAATTTTCATAAAGTTCTCTTTAGACCAGGGTATCCCCTGCAGGCGAGAGAACTCACCACAATGCAATCTATCATGCAGAACCAGATTGAAAAATTTGGTTCTAGCATTTATAAAGAAGGTGCCATGGTTATTCCAGGGCACATCATGTATGATCTAGAATACACTTCAGTTTTAATTGAAACTGAGTATTTTGGCATTGAATCAAATGCACTAGTTGATTATATCGTTGGACAAGTTATTGTTGGCAATACTAGTGGAGTTAGAGCAGAAGTAGTAAAAGCACTAACTTCAGAGCAGTCGGAAAAGGGTTATACAACTATCTACATCAAATATCTTTCAGCATCTGATGCAAATGCAGAAAGTTCATTTGCTGATGATGAAATTTTAATTACAGAAAATACATTTAGTATTGGTAACACAGTAATTCAAGAGAATACTGATTTTGCAAAATGTATTAGTTCTGGGGCAACTTATAGAGGATCTGCAGCAAAGATTACAAAAGGTGTATATTATACAAAAGGTTTCTTTGTTGATGTTCCAGATCAAGAGATTGTTTTAGATCAGTTTGGAGTAACCCCATCATATAAGATTGGTCTTCAAATTTTAGAAGAAATTGTTACTCCAGAAGATGATCAATCCCTCAATGATCCTTCCCAGGGATACTCAAACTATGCTGCTCCTGGAGCACATAGATTTAAACTGTCTGCAATTTTAAGTAAAAAAGCATTAGATGATAATTCAGTAACTGACTTTATTGAATTATTGAGAATTGAAAATGGATTATTGAGAGATATTACTGTAGATAGCGAGAAAGCACAATTAGCAAAAACATTAGAAGAAACACTTGCCAGAAGAACTGCAGACGAATCTGGTGACTACGAAGTAAAACGTTTTTCTTATGCTAAAAATGAGTGTTTAGATAATGGTGTTAACAATGGTATCTACAAAGTAAATACTGTTACTGCATATGATAACACTGTATCTGATGATATTTTTGAAATTTCTGTAGGTCCAGGTAAGGCATATGTAAGTGGATTTGAAGTAGAGAAGAGAGGTAATAATTATGTTGATATTTTTAAACCAAGAACATCAGAAGCAAGAAATAATTTCTTCATTAGAACTGATGCTAGAGGTGTAGAATTTAAAGTTGATAATACCTCAGGTACTCAGCACGTTTC